GGGCGCGGCGCGGTCAAGCACGTTCACAATCCAACGCTCCTTCGGCTTGAGCTCCTCGGCGCGAGTCTGGTCGACCGTGTTGGACGACGCGCTCATCTGCTTCATCCGCGTACACACGCGGCACGGCAGCTTCGCCTCGAGCCGCGGACACACGAAGGTGGCGGAGTTGTCCTTGCCGGGGATTGGCACGTAGTGCCGCCACACCTTGCGCCACGGCTTGCCGTGCTGCGAGCTACCCTTGCGTGCTGGCAGGACGCGGAAACGCACGGTGCCCTCTTCAAGCTTGATGCGCTTTTGGTCACCGCCCGACTTCGCCTCCTCCTTGTCGGCAAGGTGGGCATCGAGGTCGAAGTCGTCGAACAGGGTTGAGAGTTCTTGGTTTGGTTGCTTTGGCATGTCTTCTTCTCTTTGTATCAGTCGTTGTCTTTGCCGTGCACGTCTCGGTGCTGCCTGCGGATCGAGGGTGCTCCCTCCATCTCCGCACGTAGCCCCGCTCCGATTGAAACCAGCGCGTCTTTCTTCGCGAGCAGCGCAGTCACAAGGCCCTTGCAGCGCACGTGGTGCGCCTCGGCCTCGATCCGCGCCATGCGCGCTTCGAAGTACAGCGGGTCGGTGGTGACCCGCTCGGTGATCGACGCCTCGGTCACCTTCACCGTCTTGTCCTCACGAGCCTCCTCAGACAGAAACTCACGCCACCAGATAAACCGCTCGGCCTTCGTTCGATCGTAGTCGAGGTCCGCCACCAAGTACCGGTGCAACGCGGCCGACAGCCGCGCATTCGCGTGCACGATCAGCTGCGGCAGCCGCTTGAACTCGTCGTTGATCTGCAGATCGTCGATCCCGACCGCGTCGAGCTCGGCTTCGCTCGCCTGGATGTCCTCGTTGTTCTCTCGCTCACCCATTCGGTCTTACCTGCCTTGTTTCGTACGTTGCGCGCCCGAACCGCGTTTGTCGACGGGTCGGGCGGACAGAGAATGTCTATTTCAGGTACAAGCGCGCCCGCAGCCCGTACTTGACAGATGTCTCGTTGAACTTCTTCACCAGAGCATGCCGCAGGTCGATGCCTTCGGTCATCGCGATAAGGTCGACGCAGATGAGCACGTCAGCGAGCTCGTCAGCCAGGTCGCCCTTTGAGACACGAGTACCGCGCAGGCCGTTGCGCTCACGCACCAGCTTCTTGATGACGTTGCACGCCTCGCCCGTCTCGCCGGCCAGCTCGTTGCCGCGGTACTCCAACGTGATCACCGAGTTCGGATCCCACTCACGATGTCGTGTCTCGTTGGCAACGCGCAGCTCTTCAAAGTCGTTTCCGCTCATCACACCTTCTCCATGCTTCCCCAGTTGTGTCCGATCTTCGTGTCGACCTTCAACGGCACGCCTGCCCGCGTCGGCCACTGCGTCATTATACGCTCCATGATCTCACGCGCTTCGTCGACCTGACCCTCGCGTACCTCGGCAAGAATCGAGTCGTACACCGTCAGCAGCACGTGCCCGTCGATCCCCGCCTCGTCGAATGCGAGCTGCACCGGCTCGAGCGCGCGGGTGACGAGATGCGCTGCAGAGCCTTGCACCGTAGTGTTCCAGCTACTGTTGATCGCGTTGCGGATGCGCCCCTTGTTCTCTTGTGACGCCGACTCGCCGAGCGCAGGCAGATCGCGCCAGTTGGCTGGCTCCCAATCGACAAACACGAACACCCCACCATGCCGCTTGGCAAGAGCGACGGTCTTGTCAATCGCCTTGCGCAGAGAGTGGAACTGCCCGAACACCAACGCGACGAACCTACGCGCTTCGTCGAGCGAGCACCCGACGGTCTTCGCCAGCTTGTACTCGGGCTCAACATCGTAGTTGATCTGAAAGTTCATGTTCTTCGCCTGAGCACGATACTTCTTCTTGAGCTCGTCGCTCAGCGCGTCCCAGTTGGTGACCTTCCACGCAGTCGGCGCGACCATGCGCGCGGTCGCCAGGTGGAAGTCGTGTCCGCTGTTGAACAGCTCGGCCATCTTCGTGTCGTTCGCCAGCATCGCCGCGACACGTAGCTCAAGCTGCGACTGGTCGCTCTCGATGAGCACGTAACCGCGGGTGGCGGCGAAACAGTCGCGCGCCATCTTGCCTAGCTTGGCGTCACGCTCAGGCGATGGGATGTTGAACAGGTTCGGGTCGTGCGACGACATACGACCGGGGCCCGTGCCGTCTTGCAAGAACGTAGTGTGCAGCCGACCGTCGTCGTGCACGCGAGCGCGCATGCCGTCGACGAACGTACCGCGAATCGTGGTGAGGTGACTGTGCTCCCGCAGGTCGGCGCAGATCGGGTGCTTGTCCTCGAGCAACTCCATCGCCTCCTTGTCGGTGCTCGGCGCCCCGCTCTCCGTGCGCTTCAGCACCGGCAGCTTGAGCTGGGTGTAAAGAAGCTCGACCACCTGCTTCGGCGAGTCGAAGTTGATGTCACCGTACGCGCGCAGCCTGGCGTACAACTGCTCGATCTCGGAGTCAAGGTGCTTGCCGAACAAGTCCATCGCCGTGATGTCCGCGCGGATCCCGCGGCGCTCGATGCGCGGGATGATGCGCATCGCCGGCTTCATCACCTTGTCCCACACCCGCATGAGGTTCGGCCGAGCAAGCAGCTTCGGGTGCAGGTCGTCGACGAGCATCGACGAACACAGCGTGTCGCGCGCGTTGTACCGAGCACGCACGCCGGTCGGCACGAACCTGTACGCGTAGCTCTTGGGGTCGCCGCGCCCCTCGTGGATCTTGGGCAGCACGTCCGAGAGCACCGGGTCGTCGCGGTCTACCACCTTGGTCTCCACCGGCTTGCGCGCCTTGCCGGACTTCAGCGCCTTCCTGTACGGCTCGCCGGCCAAGCGCACGAGGTCCGAGCACACCGCCTTGACGACGTCGCCGGCCTCGTCCTTGTGTCCGCCCATCCCGACGAGCTCGCCCGCGACGTCAAGGCCGGCCGGCGCCGTGCCCGACACGAGCTTGCGGTACAGTCGAGAGTCGTGCTCCTGGCGCTGCGAGATGTCGACGCCGAGCAGCGGTTCAAGCATCACGGCGACGACGTCGTACTTCAGGTTGTGGCCCGCCCACCCAACACGGTGTTGTGCAAACAACCAACACAACGGTTCCGCTGCCTGCCCTTCGAGCGCCGTGCGATCCCACGTGTAGCCCTCGAGCGCACCAACTGCGAAGATCGTCAGGCACTCGATGCGGAAGTCCTTGTCGTGCGGCACGCCGCTCGTTTCGGTGTCAATTGCCAGCGGCACCGACATCGCAGACTCGAACAGGTGCGCGACTGCATGACGCGCGTCGTCGAGACACTCAACGTCGTACGTCACAGCGCTGAAGTGCTTCGGCTGCGGCGCGGGCGTCGTGAGCGCCCAACGAAAGTCTTCGCTGAACTGCTTGGCGGTGAATCGGTTGCGCAGAGCCGCGGCAGGGTTGACGGTGATGAACACCGGCACGGCGTTGCCGTCGTCGTCGATCCACCACGTGTGAGCGCGCCGCAACGACATCACCTGCGGCTTGCGGCCGAGCAGCGCGTACGCTCCCCACGCTCCGAGCGCGACGATGCGCGTCGGCTGCACTTCCTTCAGCACGTGCGCGGTAAACGGCATGCACGCCTCGACGTGCTTCTCCTTCACCTGCCCCGGTCCGCCCGCGAAGCACCGAACACCGTTGTCGTAGGCAACAGGACCATCCCAGGTCGACGCGACGATGCCGCGCAGGTACTTGCCGGACTCACCGATGAACGGCCTGCCCTGCGTGTCCTCGCGCGACCCGGGGCACTCGGCGATCAAGTACAGCCCGCCGGGCTCACCCTCTGGCTGCATCGCCACCGTGCGCGCCTTCTCGTGCAACTCGCACCGCGCGCAGTCGGCGGCGTAGACCTCGGGCGCAACGGTGGCGGCCTTGATCTGCGGAGCGTCTGGATAAAGCGGTAGTTTACGCATCGTAGGGTTGCCCCCGATCGAGCATCTCTCACTGCTCGGGGGCCACACAGCTTACGAGACAGAACCGGCGGTGTCAGAGTGGGGTGCGCCCGCGATACTGTTTGAGAGACCTTCTAAGCGATGTTGAGCACCACGCACGAGCGCTTGACGCGCTCCATCGCCGTTTCGACCGACCCGTGCACCGTGAGCGCGGGGATCTTGTCGTAGTGCGCCGTACACCACTTCACGATCGCCGCCTGCGATGCGGTCTGCCCGAGCATCTCGCGCACTGCAGAGACAACCTCCTTCGACTTCGACGCCTTTGCAACAGCGTCCGACAGAACGTCGCTATCTTCGTCATCGTCGTCTGCTGCCGCTGCAGGTTGCACTGGCGGTGGGGTCGCTGCCGGCTTGGGCACCACAGCGAGCGGCGTCTTCGGTGCCTCGATCACTCGTGACGGTTTTGCCTGTTCCGCCGGTTGCTCCGGCGGCTTCGCCTGCGCGCCGTTGCCCTTCGCGACCGGTTCGCCAGGCCCGTTCACCAGATCGCGGATCAGCTTGTCGACTTCGGTAACCTCACCCTCGACCACGAGCGTGGCCTGCGTCGGCGTGTTCTTCGTGAATCCCATCAGCTTCAACATTGTTCAACTCCATCGTCGCCTCGAACGCGCACCTCACGCGCCGGGTTTCGTCTCTTTACGATTCATGCCAGAACAGCCTGAACCGCGTGTCTGGTGACAGTGCCAACGGTACCGCGTCGAGCTTCACGTCGATGCTGCCGTCCTCCTGCTTGAACCCACGGCCGATCTTGATCCAGTTGCGCGATGCCGGTTCACCGCGCGGCGTGTTGACCTCGACCTTGAGGTAGCTCACGTCGTAGTAACCAGCGATCACCGCCACACCACGTGCGTCAACGCCCATCCGCCGGCGCACGCACCGAAGTGCGTCAGCAACAGGACCAGCAGTGTCCAGAACACCTTCACATCGTTCGTCACGTCTCCACCAGCATCCTTCTCGCCGCGAGGGCGGCAATCTGTTCCATCTGCGCTCTCACCCTGCGCGGGCTGGCTGCTCGAAACATTGGCGTAGGTAAAGGCGTGGTCTTAACCACAGCCACCTTCAAAACCGACAGAATGACTGCCTCGACCACTTCTTCGTCACCAACGTTGAACCTGCGCTTCACAACGTCCAACGTCCTATACCCTTCGGGTTGAACCACGGCAACCGCCAGCGGCAACGTAACACCGCAGAACACGTACCGTCGCGCGGCGAAACAACACCAATGATGGTGTACACCATCCTGTACGCGCACACGATCTAACGTCACGAACTCACAATCGCACGCACGGCAGTACGTGCGGTGTCCGTGAACACGAGAGTAATACGTAAAAATCGTCACAGCGCGGCTTCCAAGCTCTCGCGCGCGGCAGCGCGCAGCCACTCTCGGTCTACTTGGTCGGGGTCGATGCGCGGCGGCAACTTCACCCACCCCGCGGTCTTGCCTCGCAACCGCAGCTCCATCGCCGCTGCGCGACCGTCCATCCACGCGTCTCCGTCGGGAACGAATACCACCGAACGAGACGTTGCGCGCAGCGATGCGCTTTGTGCGTGAGTAAGCTTGCCGAGCGTTGCGACCGCATCGGGCCAGTAGGGTACCGCGTCGAGCACTCCTTCAACCACGAGCACCGGCGCACCGTCGTCTTGCTCAAGCGCCGC